ATGACAAAAGAGCAATTATTAAAAGAGGCAGCGATCGAATGGCTATTAAAGAGCGGTAACGATGACGTAGAGGAATTACTAAAGGCGGCTACATTAAGTACATATAAAGAAGAATAGAGAAAAAGAAAAAAGACTAACCATTATCGGTAGTCTTTTTGTTTATATACCATTATTTTTTGCTTTTTGATACTGAACAAACATTTCTAAGTGTTCTAAAGCTTTGTCTTGATCTGCATCCCCTAATTCCGCGATTAACTTTTCAAGCTTCTTAGCCATTTCATTTGCTTTATCATCATCTTCTTTTGTTAAACGTGAATCTTCAGCGCGTCCTAATAGGTAATCAGTAGTAACTTTATGATAGTCAGCAATTTTTTGTATTAGTTGTAAGTCTGGTTCGTTACGATCGTTTTCAAAGTGAGAATATCTTGCTCTAGAGATTTCGATTCCTTTTGCAACATCTTCCTGAGTCCTGCTACCTCTCAACTCTTTCAACTTTTCTCCGAATGTCATTATATATAATCCCCTCTCGCACCGTATCAATAATTATTAGTATATCTTCATTATAGATACAAATTGTATCACTTTAAAGAGTTTTATTAAAAAAGATATAAAATGTATCAAAAAAGGTTGACGATACATAATGTATCGGATATACTACAGTTAACGATACAAAACGTATCAAACGGTAGGTGATGAAATGAGGAAAAGAGTTATAGACGAACGCACAGCAAGGGAATTAACACAAGAAGAATTAGCTGTTGCTTTAAATTTATCAGCTGTATTTGTTCGTAAGATAGAAAAGGGTGAAAGGAACCCTAGTGTCAAGACAATGAAGAAATATCAAAGCTTTTTCGGTGTCAAGGTAACAGAATTGTTCCCTGACATTTTTAATGACTTTGATGATACAAAACGTATCAAAGATACAGAACTTATCGGGTAGGAGGAAAGAAAATGAACGAATTACAAGTTTTACAGAATTCAGTTAATAAATTGGTGTTTATGAAAGAAAACGAAGTAGTAACAGACAGTTTAACAATTTCTCAAATGTTCGATAAGGAACACAAAAATGTAAAACGCGATATCTTCGAAACGCTTTCGAAGTTAGATGAATTAAGAGGAAGTGAGGAAATTGAAGAATTAGGAATTGATTTTAATACGCTCAAATTTGAGCTCGTTGAATATCAAGATAGTCGTAACAGAAATCAACATAAATATGTACTTAACTTTGACGCATTCATGTTAGTAACAATGGGGTACACAACTCAAAAGGCAATGCTCATCAAGATGAAATACATAAATGAGTTTAACAAAATGAAAGAACACATTCAGAAACAACCAGCAACTGTTGAGGACGCGATTATCCATAGCATGACGGAATTAAAACAAATTAAAGAACGTCAAAATCATACAGAAGACGAATTAAATAAAATGAAACTTCTAGTAGATAACGAACTATGGCTCACTGAGCAACACAAAGGATCTGTACAGCGTAAAGTAAAACAACGTGTTTTTGAACTTAAAAAAGAAGGTTACGATAATGCATCTTATCAAGGGATATATGGAGCATTAAAAAGACATTTTGGCGTAGCTAAATACGATAAGATCCCACGTAAATATTATCAAAATGCAATGAAATTTATCGCAGGATGGTATCCGCCTGAAAGACCAAACTTATTCAATGATCATGCTTCTTAATAGATAAAATTAAAATTTTATAAAAAGGAGATATACAAATATGAAAAACTCAACAGTTCAAATAGCATTGGCAATTACAAAGTTTTCAGCTCAAAAGGGATGGAACGATGAAGAATTTTGGGAGGCTATTGAATTACTTCGCTTCAATAAAGAAGATGAAAGGCAAACAGCTGTAGAAAAGTTAGATAGTATTCCAGTTACTAATGATAGTGCAAATGATTATCCCATTATGCTAAATGTAACACACGTAGAAGAAATATTAGGAATAGCAAAAAGAACAGCGTACGACATTATGGATCAAAAAGGTTTTCCTTTAGTCAAAATTGGTCGGAAAAAAGTTGTTCCAAGGGATGCATTCTTTAATTGGTTAGAAAAGGGGGTGTCAGCATAATGGAAGATTCAACATTATTAGCTATATTTGGAATGTTAATCGCATGTGGTTCGTGGTTGTTTTACATCACTTATGAACCAATAAAACAATGGTCTTGGAGTGATGTAGAAGAAAATAAAAAGACCCACGGTAATGGGTCCTTTCAAAAAAATAAGTTGTTATAAGTATACCACGGAAAGTAGGTAAATAGTACATGGATTTAATTGAATATCAAGTGCTATTACCTATTAAGTTATGGGACTTAGCAAAAAGCAAAGATGAATTAAAACAAATGATTGAACAGTATTTAAAGGTTGGTTATCCGCATTATGAAATTCAACGAATTATTAAAAGTGGACAAGCATATGTGGCAGTTTGTACGAGGAGGTAAATACAATGTCAGAAGTTAAATGGATAAAGCTTTCAACAAGTATGTTCGAGGATGAAAAAATACGTTTAATCGAGAGCATGCCTGAAGCTGATACCTTACTAATTATATGGATTCGATTATTAGCGCAAGCCGGAAAAACAAATGCAAGTGGGTATATTTTTCTTAGTAAAAATATTCCCTATTCAGATGAAATGCTTGCAACGATTTTTAACAGACCAATCGCAACAGTAAGATTGGCGCTTCAGACATTTCAGCAGTTTGGAATGATTGAGATAACAGACGATCAATACATTTGTATTTCGAATTGGGAAAAGCATCAAAACATTGATGGATTAGATAAAATCCGTGAACAAAACCGATTACGTAAGCAAAAACAAAGAGAAAAACTTAGATTGGAGATGTCACGTGACAGTCACGAGCCAATCACGCAAAGTCACGCAACAGATATAGAAGAAGAATTAGAAGAAGAAAGAGATAAAGAAAAAGAAAATAATATATCTTCTTCTGGCGAATCAGATAAATCAGCACCAATCCCTTATGAGGAAATTCTCAATTACTTAAACGAAAAAGCAAAAAAAAGTATAACCATAAATCAGAAGGTCATAGAAAGTTCATTCGTGCTAGATGGAATGAAGATTATACAGTTGATGATTTTAAGACAGTCATTGATAACAAAGTACCGCAGTGGTTAGGGAAATTTGATAAAGATGGAAAGCCACTTGAACAGTATTTAAGACCAAGCACATTATTCGCGCAGAAACACTTTGATAACTATTTAAATGAAACGGTAAAAGGAGCGAAAAACAATGATCCAATTGCAAGCAACGGAGCAGTTTACTACAACGAAACTGAATTTGACTTCTAATCTATGTGAAGTATGTAAAGAAAAAGGAATTAAGCAACGAACAATGATGTTTCAAGGTGAGGAAGTTTGTCCTAAGTGTTATTTACAAAAGGATCACGATAGATTGTATACGGAATGCAACAAGTATTACAAGGGTGAAGAGGAACGGAGAAGAAAAGCTTATTTCCATAATCATAGTTTAATCAGTGATCCAACAATCATGAATGCAACATTTGATAATTTCATACCTGAGTGTGATGAAGAAGAGAGCAATAGAGCTCAAGCTGTAACACATGCCCATAACTTTATAAGTGATATGAAATATACATTAGTAGCTTCTGGAGATGCAGGAAGAGGAAAAAGTCATTTAATGCATGCCATAGCTGAAGGAATTAATGAGAATGGAACGCAAACCGTGTTGTTTATAAGTGAAAGTGTTTTATTTAAAAAATTAAAAGCTACATTCAAAAGAGATTCTGAGTTATCTGAGGATGATTATTTACAAAAAATAATTGATGCGGATGTAGTGATATTTGATGATTTTGGTTCAACTTTAGGTGATTACCGGGATATCAACTTGAAAGCACAAGAATTCCACAATAAAAAAGGGGAAGGCAATATTACCGACCTCCAAAGAGCAACAAAATATATGAATGATACTTATATGACAATCTTTGATGGCAGACAAGGAAAGGCTAATGGAATTGCTACAAATTTAGTAGGGGCAGCAATCACGTATTGTTATGATCAGCGAATCACCTCTAGGATACTTGGTTGTAAATCAGCGATGACGTTTAAAAATACACCTGATAGACGTAAGAAATCTTTGCCTTTTTGATAAATAAATCAACTCAAAACAAGGGGGAATAACAATGTGTACATTATGTCATGGTACAGGAATTGTTCGTAAAGAAACTTATCCAGGTGTAATTGAAACAAACGGTTGTAATTGTGAAGTAGCAAAACAACAGCAAGAAGCAAATAAACAGCGTTGGGAAGCATGGCTAGTACGTTTCGAGTCAATGAAACAAGAAATAGAACGAAAAAGACAACAAAAAGCAAGCTAACAAGATAAAAGGGGGATTTCAATCGTATGAAGCCTATGAAGATTGAAATTGATGTTACTGATAATAAAATTTATGTGGTTAAAAATGGTGAAGTTACTTCTTTAAATCCTCCTACAACAGGATTTGGAGAACAGACAATTATTTGGCAAGGCGGAAAAGTTGATCGTGTATCGACCACATCCACCGAAAAAATTAAATAACTGGGGATGCGATTATGAAGCAATTAACAATTGATGATGTTATAGGTAGTTTCAACTACAACGCGATAAGCACCAGTGCAAAGTTTTTGAATCCAAGCTATGAAGTACATTTCTACGATAAAGAGGAACGGCAAAAGATGGATTGTTTTGATGCTAAGACTGAAAATGAAGCTTGGAATGCAACGATAGAAGAGCACGGGAAAGGTATTCAGAAGATTAGGATAAATCTTTCGAATCGTACCAGAGCTGAATTTTTGGCATTGGATTAGGAGGGGAAAGGAATGACTTTAAATCGATGGTTAACGGATGAGGAATATGCAAGAGCATTGGCTAACGGAATAAGCAGAAAAGCACTACATTATCGTGTGTATGAAGCGGAATGGGATTTAGAAGAAGCATTAACGGCACCACCAAAAAGCGTAAGGCATAACAAATTCGAGGGAATGCATATGAAATGGCGTAAAGTAGCTACGGCAAATGGTATCAATAGTGCTACATATTACAGCAGGTTGGAATATGGGTGGGGATATCAAGAGGCTGCTACGAAACCAGCGAAAGTAAGTAAAGGATTAGGGAAAGCATGGTTAGCTCTCGCGAAACCCAATGGAATTGGATACAACACGTTCATGTCAAGAGTGATCACTAGAAAGTGGGATGTAGAAAAGGCGGCAACAACACCAGTGGACAAGAGAGGACGTAAATCAGCGCGAGTCAAGGAGGAATCGTTATGAATTATTATGGTCCGGTCATCACTGATAAGGATTACGAAATAGCTTCTAAAAAGGGTATCAGCAGATCAACTGTATACCAACGAGTTCATGACTATGGTTGGGAGATAGAACGTGCTATAACACTTCCTGTTAGGAAGCGTAAAGGTGATGTTAACTCAGCAATGATAGCATTCGCTGAACGAAACGGAATAAGTAAGCCAACTTATTATAAAAGAATCAAATTAGGTATGGATCCGTATGAAGCGGCAATAAAACCAAAAGGACACGAAACGTACTTAGAAGTAGCGAGAAAGAACGGAATTAAAGATGTCACTTTTTATCAAAGGATCACTAGAGGAATGAAGCCTTATGAAGCAGCTACAAAACTAGTGAAGAAAGGGGAATAAACAATGAAAGCAATGGAAAACGGTGTATATGCAACAACTAAATTAGTTAGTGAATCAAAGGGAGGACAAGCTGTAATGAATATCAATCAAATTTGTGAATTAGATCAATATCAGGAAGCAACATTACGTACATGGAATGCAAATAATGATTTCGGTGGACGTGTTTTAAATGCTGCATTAGGGCTTACAGGAGAAGCTGGTGAGGTTGCTGATATCGTAAAAAAAGCTATCTTTCATGGTCATGGATTTGATCCGGCTCATTGTCCAGGAGAAGAGAACGGGAATACTCACAAGTTGGCATTAGAGTTAGGGGATATCTTGTATTACATTTCCATCATGTCTCACGAAATGGGATATACCTTAGAAGATATTGCGCAAATGAACATTTCTAAACTAGCAAAAAGGTATCCAGATGGGTTTAGCAGGGAAGCTAGTCAAAAACGTGTTGACGTGAAGTAAGACCAAATTTGAATTTTGTATAGAAATGGGGAATGAAGATGAAAAAGTATAGAATTCAAACTGAAAATTGGATGAGTGAAGAATTTGTGGATTTGAAAGATGCAGTAGATGAGTATGAAGATACAAAAGATAAGGTAATGGGTGAAGGTGTTACAGAAGATTCATATGTTGAATTGGTAAGCAGTGAGGATGATTTTGAAGATTACGAAATAGTAAAAAGGGCAGTAGTGGTAGTTGATGAAGAGGCGATGGCTATATCTACACCGAGAGAAGCTGGTCGTGATTGGGATTACTGGGCAAAATGGCAAGATTAAAACTAAACAAAAGCGTTATTCGATTATAAAAAGGGGGAAATGAAAAGTGGAATACGTCGAAAAAGCAACTAAAGATATTAGAGAGAATTGGTTTGGCGATCATGTAGCTGAAATTCAAGGTGAACAAGGATTGCAGGTTATTTATTGGGGCGAACCTGGAACGGGAAGTTATCGCACTAAATTTGTTCTTTCTGGATATAACGTGTTTATTTCTGGTGATATCGGTGAAGCGGTGTACAACCTTACGTGTCCAGCGACATTGGAAAACATTAAAGGATTTAATTTAGGATACTTCACAGAAAAGTTAACAGCATTTTGTGAAGAACGTTGGAATTTTGATGAAGAAAAGGCAAAAAGGGAACTTGATGAATATTGGAAGGAATACGATATAAACGAAACAAGAGAAGACGGACAGGAAGTATATGATCGTATTATTACAGCAATTGATGAGAGTTCATCTATGGAAGGTTACCATTTTTGGTTAAGTGACGTTTATCATAGCAGCTCATTAGATTCTGACACGTTGGAAGACATTTGGAATTTCGGTAAAAGGTTGCCACGTCGTTTAATTGGTTACTGGTTAGGATTGCAAATGGCAATTGAACAATTAGAGAAAAGTAAACCTGCAGCAGAAGCAGTGACTTTATAACAAAATAGTTATTTTGATCAGAAAGGGGAATGGATCAGATGAGACATACAAGAAATAGACAAATGACAAAAATAGGTGAAGAGAATTTTATGGGAATGAAGAATATCAGAATTTCAACGATACGAAAGTTTGATGGGAAGTTTCCTAATAGATTAGACCCAACTTTTCAGTGGCACAGAGATTATCATGGTATGAATATTGTATCTTTTAACCGTAACGGCGAGACATTTAAAACTTATGTAATAAAAGGGAGAAACTAAACAAAAACGCTATTTTAGATGAGGGAGGAATTACACACTAAAAAATAAATATGCCCTAGTACGTAAGGCTAGGGCAAAAAAGTTAGTCGGTAAATATCTTCATAATAATATTATCACATTTAATGTTTTACATGTTTGGAATTATAGATATTTAGATGGCTTTTTAAAAACTTTATAAAAATTTCATTTTGTAGAAAAGGAGAAATTCATATGAAGAAACTAACTTTTAAGATATTAAGCAAACTAAGAATCCTTAATAAAAAGCCAGAAACCGTAATAAACCTATCTCGAAAAGAGGATGAAGTGACTGTTGATTTAGGACAGATCATTGTTACTGGAACACCACAAAATATCACTGTTTTCATGACAGAAATGACTAAAATGTCTCAACGTTAATAGGAGGAAGTACGAGTATGGGAGTAAATTTAGAAGGTGTTAAATACTTTATACAAACAGCCGATGGAGAAAATGTAGAAATAAAGGGTGGTGTTCAAGAGGTCAGTATTGCTTCTGATCAGATGGTTGAATCTGATTTTGATTTTAGTAGGGAAATAAGTGTACCTTGCACTTTTGAAGAACCTAAAAATATAAAAGAACTGCAAGATATAGGTTTTACGCTACGCCAAGCATGGAATATTCATTTACGTAAAGGCGAGAGTTGGAAAGAGAACTAAAAAATAATCCTTTTAGAAAGAGGTCAGGTTGATGGAATTATTTATGGTTCGAACTGATTGGAAAAAATATTTTCTTGTAAGAGAAAATTTGGAACAAGCTGTGGAAGAAGCTCATAAAAGAGAAGGTCATGGGATTAATATGACCGTCAAACGAATTGAAGAAATAGATGGATTTAAAGTCAGTCTTACGCCAGCAAGGACATTTGATAAGTGTTTTATTCATATCGGGGATAAAGTAATTGAAGGTGGAAGCGGATATTTCAGATAGAAAGCGAGGTTAAGATAAATGTCTAAATTAAAGAAAAAGAAAACCAGAAAAGCAATTGCTCGACGTGCGAAATCCTTTGAAAAATATAGAGTTAAAAATGCCTGGAGAAACATTTTTGTACAGGCTGGTATTTTAAAGTGAAAAGAAACTGAATATAGTCCGGCTAGAAAACTAGAGGACACCAATTTTTAGAGCAGCAATAAAGCTGTTTTAAGAAATGGTGTCCTCTTTATTTTTGAAAGGGGATGTGGGGAATGAAGGTATTAAAAGATCAACTACGTGATTGGAAAAAGCAATCAAAACAAGCAAAGAAGAAAGAAACGAAAAAACGAAAAGAGAAATTTAGTACTCGTGAAATTGAAGAGTTAATGGGGATGCATAGACCTTGTTATGAACGTAGACGTGGAGCGTTAAGACAAAAGTAATAAAAAATAAAAAGGAGTGGTCTTACATGACTAAACAATTATCTTTCTTACCAAAAATCGATAGAGCAGCAACACAGAAAAAATTAGAAGGTGTTCTCGAAAATGTACGTTTATATAGACAGTTTGGAATGATGCGTGAAGAAATGAAAGTCACTCCTTCTTATGAAATTAGATATCATGGACCTACAAATGATGTAGGAAAGCCATTAGAAGATGTAGCGATGGCTAATATACAACAAAGCGAACGAGAAGAGTGGATTAAAAAAACGTCATTTCGTATTGATCAATTCCTTAGTCGTTTGGGTAATGGGCGTGCAGGAAAGGATCAAAGAAACATCATCATTAAGCGTTATTTAGAAGATGAAGATGTATGTGATTATATGGTTTATAACGAGATTGGCATGAGTGAGCGTACTTATCGACGCGTTAAGGCTAGAGTGTTTTATAAACTTGCTTTTGCTCTTAGATTAGAAGTTTACGAGACAGAAGAGACTGGAGGTAATGAATAATGAATTTTGTTCAGCCAATACGTGATCCAGAAGAAATACAGCAGCTGAAAGATTATTTTAAGGAAAAGAGCTTACGTAATTACATTCTCTTCATTATGGGAATCAATACAGGCCTAAGAATCTCGGACATTTTGAAATTGAAGGTAGGAGATGTTAAAGGTAGTCATATCTCTATGAGAGAAAAGAAAACAGGGAAACAGAAACGAATACAAATTACTGCAGCACTGAAAAGAGAACTTAAATGGTTTATTGAAGAAAGAGAAGATAATGAGTACTTATTGCAAAGTAGACAAGGAAAGAATCGTCCTATTGGTCGTAGCATGGCATATAAGATATTAAGTATAGCCGCAGCAGAGTTTGGTTTAGATGAAATCGGAACACATACGCTAAGAAAGACGTACGGGTACCATATGTACATGCAAACGAAAAACATAGCATTACTCATGGAGATATTCAATCATTCGTCAGAGAAGGTCACGTTACGTTATATAGGTGTAAACCAAGATGCGATGGATAAAGCAATGACTAGGTTTAAAATCTAATCATTGCTTTTTATTTTTTTAATCCATACAGTTACTCATAAATTTCGTACTGTGTAACTCAAAAGAGGAAGTATTACAAAGTCAAGGATACCAAGGGATTTGGCGAAGGGGTCAGTTACACACAATATAAGATATGGGTAACTCATTAGTAAAAAATACATAAGAACAAGATATAGTTAGAAAAGATAAAATAAGTGGCAGAGTCGTGACCGCTTTTTGGCTGGAAATGTGCCGGTTGTTTTGGAATTAACGTGTTATATTTGTATTGTGAGAAGTGGCGGAAAACACAACTCACTATGTCGTTTCTAAAATTCTAAACGGTTCATAATGACGGCACATAAAATCCGAAACCAGCAGATGGTACTGATTGGATGTTACCGTTAATAAGGAGAGCTTTTGCTCTTCTTTGAGCTAACAACATCCTAGGTAGACAGAATGAGGAGAACCTGATAAGTTTTCCGAGAGTGTCTGTCGTGGTTGTTAGCTGAAAGAGGAGTGCAACCTCAACCCATATAGTTTTATGAGTTTAATGTAGAGGTGAGTGATATAAATAATCGCTCACCTTTTTATATGGAGGTGAAAGTGATGAAGAAAGAGCCTTATATCAAATTACAAGAGTTGCAAACATTAAAAGGTGAACTTGGTGCTAAATTAATTAAACAACGCGATGAAGATGGCGTTGTTGGTATTGAAGAAGCTGTGACAGCAGGACAAATAACTTTAGTAGATCGTTTGATGGAAGAAGCACAAAAGAGGAAATAAGGAGAGTTTTTGCTCTTCTTCCAGTTACTTAATAATGTCCAGTGTGCAGGTGCATATAGCAACATTAGGTGACTGGAAGAAGAATAAAACTTCATTTACCGTAATCAAAGTACAAATTAATAATTGATAAAAAGGCATCCATTCGGGTGCCTTTTTATTTTGAAGGAGGATGAAGGAATGAGTGAAATTAATCTTAATGTAAAACTTGGTATTCGTGAATGGTCTCAACCAATTCTTGAAGCGGTAGGTGAGTCTATTCAACAAAGAGTAGGATATGTACTGGATGAAAAAGGTGCTATTGAGATGATAAATGAAATTGCTGAGGTTATTGTTAAACACGCAACATTTGTAGAAGGTCCTGTTTACTTAAATCCTTACCAACATGACATTACAATTCCAATTGGTCCAGGAACAATAACTTCTAAAGCTTAAAGAAAGATAAGGGGTGAGGATAAATGTTAAATGGAAGTGGTTGGGCATGGGTTATCGCTTGGTTATGGGAAGCTAAATGGTTCATGTTGGCATTAATTGGACCATCGTTATTAATCGGATTAGGAACAGGGTGGCTTATATGGGGATGAAGCTTACTCTAGAAGATTTGCAACGGGCCTTTGAACAATTGCAAGAAGCATATAAAGTAATCGTTCAGTTAGTTTCTAGCTATTGGGAACAAATTCAAGAGCTTTCAGCAAAGTATATGGATTATAAGTTGAAGTGTCCAGAACGTCCAGTATACAGATACGTCAAACATAAAGTAATTAAGTCTCAAGTTATGAATCGCAAACCTATTTGTGTACGAGCAAGGACAGTGTGTTGATATGGCAAAGGAATACGCAAAGAAGTTCTACAAATCAACAGCATGGAAGAAGTGCAGAGAGTCATACTTCAACTTCAGACACGGGTTATGTGAAAGATGTAAAGACCCAGGGAAGATAGTCCATCATAAAGAGTACATAACACCTGAGACTATTAATGATCCAGATATTACATTGAGCTTTAATAACTTAGAGTTGTTGTGCCAGGACTGTCATAACCGTGAGCATCATGAGAAGAACAGTCCTGTTGTTGAAGGTGTCATGTTTGATAGTAACGGAGATTTAGTAAAGAAAGGACGATAATCGATGAACCAATATACAGTTAAGCTAAGAGGAGAATCATTAATTATTGTAACTGGAAATATTATTTTATTTGATTCAGCGATGCCAATCTTAAAGAAAGAAAACGTAAACTATTTCAATGTTGGAGATGTGGTTTACATTCTACCCAACGAACTCCCCCCTATAAAATAAATTATTTAATAGGGGATAGGGACCGATGAGGAACCTTCACGTAACACACAGGGCATTTCGCGTGACCCCCCTACCCCAAAACGAAGAAACGAGGTGTTATTGATGGCAATAAAGAAAGAATTAACAAAAGAAGAGCGAGTTAAAAAAGAAATAAACAGACTTAAACGGATATATAAAGAAATGCCAAAAGATACCCTCTTGGTTGTAGAGGGATTAATTGTTGAAGCTGCAGACCTACGAGTTCGATTAGAAGATATTAGAAAAGATCTCGATGAGAATGGTTATGATGAAATGTTCTCACAGTCTGAGAATCAAGAACCATATGAAAGAGAACGTCCACAGGCTCGTCGGTATATATCGATGAATAAAAACTATCAGAGTATTATGAAGCAATTAGGTGATTACGTTCCTAAACCGGATCCAAAGAAAAAAGAAGAAAATGATGATGAATTTGAAAAGTTTGTGCAGAAGCGATGAGAAAGCAATATCCATTATCACATAACCCTATAATAGAGTATTATAATAAAATTAAATCCGGTGAAATTGTAGTAGGCTACAAAGTTAAACGTATTTATAAGAAGCTTGTTGATGATGTTTATAACGATGATTCAGAGTATGAATATGACCCTAATCGGGCCAATCACGTTATTGAATTTATCGAAAATTTTTGTAAACATAGCAAAGCAAAATGGGCAGGGAAACCAATTGATTTAGAACTTTGGCAACAGGCTTTTTTAGCTGCTACCTTTGGTTTTGTTCATAAAATTGATGGAACCAGAAAGTACCGAGAAGCTTTTTTAGTAGTCGCGCGTAAAAATGGTAAGTCTACACTTTCATCTGGTATATGTTTGTATCTACAAGTTGCAGATGGTGAAGGCGGATCAGAAGTTTATGCAGTAGCTACTAAAGAACAGCAAGCGAAAATCGTTTGGTCGGAATCCAAAAGAATGGTGAAAAAGTCACCCGCTTTATCAAAGAGGATAAAAACTTTAGTTAAAGAATTAACTGCTGATTTTAATGATAGTGTATTTAAACCAGTTGGTAGTGATAGCGATACATTAGATGGACTAAACGTTCATGGAGCTTCCTTGGATGAAATTCATGCATGGAAAGATAAGAATTTATATGACGTAATTGTCGATGGTACGTCGGCACGTGAGCAACCATTAATTCTTATGATTACAACAGCCGGAACGGTAAGAGAATCCGTTTATGATATGAAGTATGATGAAGCGGAAATGTTACTGAATGGATTGGATGATGAAGAGGGTTATAAAGATGATCGTTTTTTACCTGTTATTTATGAACTTGATAAAAGAGAAGAATGGACTGACAAAACAAAATGGTCTAAAGCTAATCCCGGTTTGGGTACCATAAAGAAAATAGATAACTTAGAAACGAAAGTAAATAAAGCTAAAGCTAATTCTCTTTTAGTTAGCAATTTACTAACTAAAGACTTTAACATTCGCGAAACATCATCGGAAGCATGGTTAACATTTGAACAATTAAATAACTTAGTTTCTTATAATATCAATGAACTAAAACCTTCGTACGGAATTGGTGGTTGTGATTTATCTTCAACAACCGATTTAACAGCAGCGAAGGTTATTTTTATGGTTTCTGGCGATCCACATATATATGTTAAACAGATGTACTGGCTTCCAGAAGATTTGTTGGAAAAACGAAGTACAGAAGATAAAATCCCGTATAATCGTTGGCATGACTTAGGGTTACTAAGAACTACTCCAGGTAATTCAGTTCATTATAAATATGTAACGGAATGGTTCTTAGAAATTCGTGATGAATATGGTATTTACTTGCCATGGATTGGTTACGACCGATGGAGTGCGAATTATTGGGTTGAGGAAATGGAAGGGTATTTCGGCAAGGAAGCTATGATTCCAGTTGCACAAGGTAAACAGACATTATCAAGCCCAATGAAGCTTTTAGGAGCTGATTTAGAATCAAAATTGATTAACTATAACAATAATCCTATCGACAAATGGTGCTTGTCTAACACTGCGGTTGATATTGATAAGAATTTAAACATCCAACCGAATAAAACAAAGAATCAAAGGCGCCGTATCGATGGTACAGCAGCACTTCTAAATGCTTATGTCGTTCTTCAAGAGAAACGAAATGATTACCTCAATATGATTTGAGAAGGAGGTGAGAAATTGGGATTATTCGATAAGGTATTCGGAAAGAAACAAGCCCCTACTACAACTCGTTTTGAAATGATAAACGATAATGGTGGTGGATTTTTTGCGTGGAATGGCGACATCTATCAGAGTGACATTATACGAGCTTGTATACGTCCTAAAGCAAAGGCGGTTGGTAAGCTTATAGCGAAACACATTAGAGATAGTGCTACTGAATTTAAGGTAAACCCAGAGCCGTATATGAAATTCTTATTAGAAGAGCCGAACCCATTGATGACAGGTCAAATGTTTCAAGAAAAGATGGCTGTTCAATTAGAACTGAATCATAATGCTTTTGCTTATATTAAACGTGATGAATTTAATCGGGCCTATGAAGTTTATCCAATACCTTGCACAACCGTTGAAGTCGTGGAAGGGACACAAGGAGATATCTTTTTAAAGTTCTATTTTAAAAACGGAAAGCAAATGACGATACCATATACAGATGTAATTCACTTGCGAAAAGACTTTAATGATAATGATTTTTTTGGTGAACATCCAGGACAAGCATTATCATCATTGATGGAAATCGTTACAACTACAGATCAAGGTATTGTAAAAGCTATTAAAAACAGTGCAATTATTAAATGGATCCTTAAATTTAAATCCGTTTTAAAACAGGAAGATATAGATATGCAAGTTGGTAATTTTGTTAAAAATTATCTGCGTATCGATAATTTAAATGGAGGAGCAGCAGCTACTGATCCACGTTATGACTTAGAACAAGTGAAGAATGATGCATTTGTTCCGGATTCAAAGCAAATACAAGAAACTGTACAGCGCATTTACAATTTCTTTAATACAAACGAAAAAATTATCCAAAGTAAATACAACGAAGATGAGTGGAATGCTTACTACGAGTCAGAGATAGAGGTTTTTGCAATGCAGCTTGCTGGAGAATACACCAGGAAGCTTTTTTCACGTCGAGAAAGAGGGTTCGGCAACAAAATTATCTTTGAATCTTCTTCTCTTCAATATGCTTCAATGAAAACGAAGATGGACCTTGTTCAAATGGTAGATAGAGGAGCGTTAGTACCAAACGAATGGAGAGCGATTCTTTCGCTTGGTCCAATTGAAGGTGGAGACAAACCTATTAGAAGGTTGGATACAGCCTTAGTTAAAGAAGGAAATGTTACTGATGAAGGAGGTGAAGACAATGGAACAGACGGAGAAGAGGGAACTGGTAACTAGTGGGATTGAAATTAGAGAATCCGAAAATGGTACCAGGACTTTATATGGATATGCAGTGAAGTGGGAAATGAAATCAGAGACAATGGGTTACTGGATGAGATTTAAAGAGCAATTTAAAAAAGGTTCTTTTACGGAATCATTAACCAAAGAGGACCAAAGAGCACTGTGGAGTCATGATACTTCAAAAGTGTTAGGACGCACAAAAAACGGAACTCTTCGACTTTTTGAAGATGAAATTGGATTGCGTTTTGAATTAGATTTACCAGAAACCACACTAGGTAATGATGCATACACAACAATCAAACGTGGTGACGTAGATGGAGTAAGTTTTGGTTTCCAAATGCAAAAACAAGAGTGGGATGAATCGGATCCAGACAATATAACTCGAACAATTGTGACAGCAAAACTAATGGAAATTAGTCCTGTAGCTTTCCCAGCCTATCCGGATTCGCAAGTTTCAGCAAGAAGTAATGATCCATACAAGCAGTATGTAGAAGAGCGTAAACACCGTGATTTACGTAAAAAACTTATTTTAAAAACTTATTTATAAAGGGGAAATATTAATATGACATTAGAACAAATTTTAGCACGTATGACAGAGATTCGTAGTTTATTAGAAAGTGATCAAGATGTAGACCTTGCAGCATTAGATACAGAACTTCGCGAATTGAGTGATAAAAAGAGTCAAATTGAAACTCGTCAACGTCTTTTGAATGAAGCTCGTTCAATTAATGATGGTACAGCAACAGAAACACGTACTATCGAAACATTCAACGCTAATACAGAAAAACGAGAAGAAGCTGAACAAGAAGTTGAAAAACGTGGACTTGATTTAAAAGAAAATCGCTCTATTACTGTTGCTAGCGGAGATTTAGTTCTACCGAAACATACAGCAAGTGATATTAAAGGAACATTTAATCAGGTATCTAGTCTTATCGATAGTGTAGCTCACGTGCCATTGAATGGTGGAGAAAGTTATGAAAGAGCATATGAAAAAGGACATGGTGAAGGGGATTACACTGCTGAAAAAGCTGATTACAAAGAAGCTGATGTTCAATTTGGTTATGCAACAATCAACAAAACAAAAATCACAGCATACAGCGAAGAGTCAGAAGAGGTTCAAAAGCTTCCTAATGCTAATTATAGTGGAGTGATTGTAGGTGGAGTAAATAAGGCTCTTCGTAAGAAAATCACCAGAGATATTTTAATTGGTGATGGTGCAGCAGGGCATTTAGTTGGGATTTTTTCTGATAAAGCAACAGCAATCGTACCTTCTACAGATTTAGCTATTTCCAAAATTGATGCTGACACATTAGATAATATTATTTTCTCTTATGGTGGCGATGAAGATGTTGAGGATGCAGCAGTGTTAATCCTTAATAAAAAAGATTTAAAGGCGTTTGCTATGCTCCGTGATGCTGACGGTAAGAAACAATATGAAGTGAAATCAAACGGAAACACTGGAACGATTGATGGTGTGCCGTACATTATTAACAGTGCTTGTAAAGCAGTTTCTGATACAGCGGCAGCAGAGAATTCTTATGTTATGGCATATGGTCCATTATCAAACTATGAACTTGCTACATTCTCACCAACAGATATTCGACGCTCTGAGGATTTCAAATTTAAGCAAGGTATGGTCGCACACCGTGGATCAGTATTTATTGGTGGTAACGTTGCAGCGCACAATGGATTCTTACGTGTGAAAAAGGCTCCAACAGTTTAAGGGGGATAATTCATGAGTAAACATTTAATTATTCGTGCTTTTATCGATAAAGATACATTACTAGGTTACTCAGAAGGCGATGTGTACGAGTCAAAAGACACGGAACGCATCGCTTTTTTACGAGAAACAGGATTCCTTAAAGTAAAACAAGAGGATTCTGACGGAATTCAACATGTAGGCGGTGGGTATTATCAACTACCTAATGGTGAAAAAGTGAAAGGTAAAGATGCCGCGTTTGAAGCCTTAAAAGAACTAGAACAAGTTGGTGAATAACAATGATGCTTACAACTGTTAAGAAGGCGTTGCGTGTCTCTCATAATGTTCTTGATGATGAAATTGATGATTTGATTGAAGCGGCCCGATATGATTTGAAGTTATCGGGCGTTTCTGGTTTCAAATCGAATGATGATACTGATCCATTAATTAAGCGTGCGATTATCACTTATACGAAAGCTAATTTCATTCCAGATGCAAAGGAAGCCGAGCGATTCCAATTATCATATAACATGCTTAAAAATCATCTAACTTTAGCAGGTGATTATAAATGAACGATATTCTACATTTCCCAATCGTTACAGTTATTGAAGATGAATTAGGGCAAAAAGAAGAAACGGAAACGTTTAGTAGACAAGTATTTTGTAAAAAGAAATCTGTCCCACAATCAGAATTCTTTCAAGCTGGACAAAGTGACATTAAAGCTAGCCATGTATTGATTGTTCATGTCTTGGATTACCAGGATGAACGAAAAGTAAAGTATAGAGATAAGGAATTTAGTATATACCGCACATATGAAAGAGATGATGAAAAAATCGAGCTTTATTGTGAGGTGAAAGCAGGTGGCTAGTATTGATAACATTGCAAATGAGATTGCTAGAGAACTACAAAGGTATGGAAAAGAAGTAGAAGAAAAATTAGAAGTAGAAAAAGAAGAAGTTGCAAATGATCTAGTGAGTGACCTGAAAGAGAATAGCCCTGAAAATACAGGTAAGTATGCGAAGGGATGGCGTAAGAAGAAGGATGGCAATGCAATTATTGTTCATAATGCATTAAAACCTCAACTTACACACTTGTTAGAAAAGGGACACGCAAAAGCAAACGGTGGACGTGTACCAGCTCAAGTCCATATCGCTCCAGCTGAAGAAAAAGCGATAAACGAATTTGTAGATCGAGTTGAAAGGGCGATTCAACAATGAATTTAATTGAATTAAAAAAGATTCTTGATGCTACAGGTTATCCTGTGGCTTATTCGCATTTCACAGCGTTACCAGGTAATCCAGTACCAAAGCCCCCTTATATTTGTTTTATTGCGGACGGTTCAGCAAATTTAATGGCTGACAATATGGTGTATCACAAGATAAATGATTTAAACATAGAACTTTACACAACTAAAAAAGATTTAGTTGCGGAAGCCAAACTCGAAAAAGTTCTAGATGATTGTGAAATTCCTTACGATTCGCAAATTGAGGGACTTATTGAATCAGAAAAAATGTATCAAAAAATATACGAAACGAGGTTGATATAAATGCCTGAGAATAAAGTTGTTTTTGGTCTAAAGAAAGTACATTACAGTGTCATTTCTGAAGATGAAACTGGAAAAATCACATATGGTACGGTTGGGAAATTACCCGGTGCAGTTGAAATGAAGTTAGAGCCAAAAGGTGAACAAACCGACTTTTATGCGGATGATAGCAATTACTATACAGAATCAAGCAACCAAGGGTATGAAGGTACACTGACTATCGCTAATATCACAGAGGCTTTCCGTACTGAGGTTTTAGGAGAAGTTTTAGACGAAGTGGACAAGGTTCTTACAGAAGTTTCGAATGCGAAATTCAAGAAAATCGCTCTTATGTTTGAGTTTGATGGCGATGTGAAAGCAACACGTCATGTACTTTATAACGTATCTGTATCACGACCTGGCGCTACATCTTCCACAAAGAGTGATAAAACTGAACCAAATACAACTGAATTATCATTCGTTGCAGCACAACATCCAGTTAATTATAAAGTTAAGACATCCACAACAGTAGGTACACCAGCAAATACTTACGATGCTTGGTATACAAAAGTTTATGAAAAAGTAGCGGGGGCGTAATTAGATGGAGAAAACAATTGTAATTGATGGTAAAAATGTCCGTTTAAAAAGTACAGGTGGTACTGCTAAACGTTATAAGTCTCAATTTAAGCGTGATTTATTAGCGGATATGTTAGGTTTAGGAGTTCTTTCTGCCGTCATTTCATCTGAAAGTGACCAGGTAGACTTTTCTAACAGTGATCTAAGTAAATTAGATTTCGAAGTTATTTATGATTTAGTTTGGGTATTTGCTAAAACAGCAGACAAAGAGATTCCAGATCCATTGACATGGCTTGATACGTTCGAGGAATTCCCGATCGCTGAAATTATTAATGAAATTCAAGACTTAATTAAAAGTACTGTTCAATCAAAAAAAAAATAAATGAAGATGGGCAAGAGCAAGACGTTGATGGTGAATTTTCTACTGATACGTTCCTTGCTCTTTGCTATTTATCTAAATTAACAAGTGAAGATTTAGAAGTAATGACGATTGGTGATTGCTTAGATTATATTGAAGAATTTGTTCAAATTAGTAATCCAGAAAAAGAAGATAAAAAGTCGAGAAAAGCAAGTCAAGAAGACTTTAACGCCTTTTAGGAAAGAGAGGTGAGATTATGGCTGGAGGAAGAATTAAAGGGATTACAATCTCTATAGATGGAGAAACTACCGGTCTTCAAAATGCTTTAAAAGATGTAAACAAACAAAGCGAGGCTGTAACTAAAGAGTTAAAAGATGTTGAACGATTGTTGAAATTTGATCCAGGTAATGTTGAAGCTTTAGCCCAAAAACAAAAGTTACTTACACAACAGATTGAAAATACAACGCAAAAGCTAGATAAATTGAAAGCAGCGGAGCAACAAGTACAAGCTCAATTCCAAAACGGTAAAATTTCTGAAGAACAATATCGTGCATTCAGGCGTGAGATTGAATTTACAGAACGGTCGCTTAATGGTCTTAAAAATAATCTAGGAAACATGAAAGCTGAGCAAGAAAATGCAGCAAGATCAACCAGACAGTTAGAAACTTTATTCCATGCTACAGGAAAAAGTGTTGATGATTTTGCAGGTGCATTAGGAAATCGTCTTGTGAATGCAATTAAAAGTGGAACGGCTACTAGTAAACAGCTTGATGATGCTATAAGCAAAATCGGGAAAGAAGCGCTTGGGACTAGCGCTGATATAGATAAAATGAAAAAAGCTCTGTCATCTGTGGATGATGGGGCTTCTTTAAAATCTGTAAAACAAGAACTAAATAATGTCGCAAAAGAAGCGAAAAAAGCAGCAAATGAAGTTGATGATTTAAATATTGAATTAGAAAACATGTTAGCTGGTGCGGCGGCTGGTGCTGGTATAGGTAAAGTGCTTGAAACTGCACTTGATACTTCTAAATTAAAGACAAAGATTGATATAACTTTTAATGTCCCAGAAGAATCAAAGAAATCTGTGGAAGAAGCTGTTAGAGGTATTGAAGCATATGGAGTAGATGGTGAAGCTGCTTTAGAAGGTGTAAGGCGACAATGGGCGTTAAATAAGGATGTATCTGATGAAGCCAATGCAACTATTGCCAAGCAAGCCGCCGTTATCTCTAGTTCCTATGCAGGTATAGATTTTACCGAATTAATTCAAGAAACATATGAGATTGGAAATGAATTAGGGATATCTCAAGAAAATGCTATGGCTATGACTGATGCGTTGCTAAAAATGGGATTTCCACCAGAGCAACTTGATATCATTGCCGAATATGGAAGTCAGCTAACTCGTGCAGGTTTTAAAGCTGAAGAAGTTCAAGCGATTATGGAAGCGGGCGTTGAATCAGGGAGTTGGAATATTGATAACCTATTGGATAAAAAATTGTCCCTATGAGTGGAGACATTCATAGCAAACTCCTCTAATTCGGTGAAACTCTCATAAGAGACAATACCGAGCCAAGCCTATAAATAGGAAGTGTGTAACGACTAGTCGAAAGACGTAGGGTGTAAGCAAATGACATCCGAAACGGGGAGCATCTTATACAAAGATGATGATATAGTCTGGTCTTACTGGTGACAGTAAGCAGTCCTTAGAGGACGGGTGAAGTGTTGCGAACTTCACTGAACATTACGGGTCTGAAAGAAGGGCGAATTCAATTAGCTGAATTTGCACAAGGAGCAGATAAAGCTTTAAAAGAAGCGCTTGATGGTTCTGGGATTGCCGCAGAACAAATAGAAAAGTGGGGAGCATCTGTCGCTAAAGGTGGAAGTGAAGGCTCGCAGGCAATGGTCGAAGTAGCTAAAGCAATCGATGCAATAGAAGACCCTATTAAAAAGAACCAAGTTGGAGTTAAAGTTCTAGCAACTATGTATGAAGATCAAGGACAAAATATAACAAACACTTTAATAGGAGCTTCACAAAAAACAATAGACTTTAAAAATAATCAGGATCAATTAAATGAATCTGTAAAAAAATTAGATGCTAGTCCATCCGTAATGATGCAACAAGCAATGGCTGATTTGAAAATAGCACTTGAACCTGTACTATTGGTTATTGCACAAGTTGTGGGTAAAATTGCCGAATGGATTCAAAATAACCCTACTTTAGCAGCAACTATTACTGTAATCGCTACAGCAATTGGAATTGTAATGGCGGCACTTGCAGCGCTAACACCTGTAATTTTACTAGCCACAACTGGAGCGCTAACTTTTGCAGGAGTGATGGCTGTTTTAACAAGTCCTATTACTCTCGTAATTGCAGCGATAGCGGCAGTAATAGCCATATTAATATTATTCGGTGACCAAATAATGGCTGTATACAATGAATATTTGAAGCCTACAGTAGATCAAATGGCAGCTATAATCAACGAAACCTTAAAACCTGTATTTGAACAGGGATTTACAGTAATAAAGGATATCGTTAAGGATGCATTCACAATTATCCAACGTGTTTGGAATGAAATATTATCACCTGTGTTCTCATTTATTGTATCGATAATTAAAACCGTCCTTTTACCAGCCTTTAAGTTTGTATTTACCGCTATCGGTAGCGTAGTATCCGATGCATTTAGTGGAATTTCAAGCGTATGGAATAATGTTTTAAAGCCAATTCTTAATGGAATTATAGATTTTATTTCTGGTGTGTTCACAGGGAATTGGGAAAAAGCATGGGGAGGAATTGTAAAGATTTTCGGTGGGATTTTCGAGGGAATTAAAGCAGCTGCAAAAGCACCGTTGAATGCCGTAATTTCATTAATCAATGGCGTGATAAAAGGGATTAATAGTATAGAAATTCCAGATTGGGTTCCAGGCATTGGAGGAGGAAAGGCTAACATTTCAACTATTCCTATGTTAGCGACAGGTGGTAGACCTGTAGGTAATGGATCATTTATAGCTGGAGAAGCTGGACCAGAGTTATTTACAAAAAGAGGTAGTTCAATCACAGTAACACCGTTATCATCTTCTGAAAGATCACTAGGTATCACAGGTACTATGGGACAACTCGTAGGCGATGTAAGTCGTACAATGGCTAGTTCTATGAATCAACTATCTGACTTAAAAGGGGTCATGAGTGGAGTTTATAGAAGTATGTCAAATAGTTCGCAGGCACTAAAGGATAATACAAATAATTCTAGTGTGGAAGGAAATACAGGGAAGCAATCAGGTGATATCATTTCATACAACTTCGCTGATATGCTCAGGGGTTCCACATTTGTGGTTAGAGAAGAAGCGGATATTCAAAAAATAGCAAGAGAATTAGGTAAATTTATTACAGGAGCGAGTAGAAAGGTGTGACAGGAATGAGTTTAACAATCGATGGAAAAACGTTAAATGAATTAGGTTTAGCGCTTTTACCAGAACATCAGCATCCAGCAGCACCCTCTACTCGTGATTATACGGTTTCAATTCCGGGGGTTCCTGGTGCATATGATTTCGGTTCTGATTTAGAATCAAGACCTTTTACTTTGCCCTTATTGGTTAAACCACAACCAGATCAATACTTATCAGCTCGAAAAATACGAGAAATCATGAAAACGTTTTTTGATCCGCATGGAAAGCCCAAAACAGTAAAGTTAATTTTCGATTATGAACCAGATAAATATTACAAAGTTAGATACAGCGGCAGTCTAGATACGACTCGTTATAAAACAATGGCTAATCTTGTACTTCCGTTAACGGCATTTGATCCACATGCATATTCAGTGTTTGATACTGCTAATGATATCTTGTGGGGAAGTAATATTCCTTTTATGTCAGATATACCATTTGGAATTACTGATTATATGTACGATGTTACCGCACCGACAACATTGAAAATTGAAAATGTAGGTTCACTTGTAGTACGTCCTATCATTAGGATAACTGGAAGCGCGAGTTCTATGGTTCTTACTGCTAATGGTAAGAGTTTTGCTGTGGGAGCATTTCCTGAAGGAGCTGTTTTTTTAATTGATAGTAAACATTATACGGTCATGAGAGATGGCCAAAATTATATATCCAAAATGGCAGGGGATTTTTTAGAACTAATGCCAGGGAATAATTCAGTGAAAATTAATGGTTCAAATCTACATTTTCAAATTTCATTTGAGTTCAACGCAAAATACATGTAAGAAGGTGGTGGTACCATGGCTGATGCACCTCGTTTATTAGAGTCAGACAAGTTATGGCAAGGGATACCAAAGATAAATCAAGCTATTGATAATGCAAATGAAGCGTTAAAGAAATCTGGAATGAATTTCGCTACTCTATATTCAAATGGCGATAAAGTAAATATTTCATATGATTGGGCGAATAAAAATATCACATTTAATATAAAATCTGATTTTAATGCTTTAGTAATAAGTGATAGATTTTCAACAAACTTACCGCAAGGTGTTACGAATGTAACCGCAACAGCAAACAGTGTTGCTGTTTTATACAATCGTATTTCAAAGGAATTCTTCACGCTATCATTATCAGAAATTTATACTTACAAACAGGATGTAAATGACTGTTGTTTAGGATACGTTAACTTTACATCAAAGTACTCGACAATTTTAGTTGATGGTAATATGACTACGATCCTACCTGGTGTGACTCCAGCAATTTTATTTTCATCATCAGAAAAAGTGAATATCGATTACGATTGGAAGGCAAAAACAATTACTTTCGATGTGAAACAACAATATGGTGTGTTAGTACAAACCAAAAATTGGAGCGCGAACTTACCTGTCGGAAAGAAAATTATCACTTCTAGCGATACTAGTATAACTGTATGGTGGAATCGTATTACAAAAGAATATTTTACAATGAGTTACGCCGATGCATTTACGTACAAACCTAGTGATGATGATTGTTATCTTGGTTATGTTCATTTTAGTAATGCAAATTCTACTATTAACATAGATAACGCATCGAATGCAAAAATGGCTTTGATCAAACCGACAGGACACTATGGTGGCCTGGCATTGCCAACATGCGATTTTGCTCGCAACCAAGTAGTAATCACACGTAATCTATACATGATAAAGAGTGAAAACAATATTAAATATTTGGATGTACCAAAAGAAATCGTATTACCATTTATCAATAATAATGGCACAATACCAACATGGCAGTTCCTTTGGTATAACAGTTATTTAGATAAGTTCTTTTTATCAGAACAACCTTATTATCAAAACATGAGAAACGAACCGAATATTTTCTTCTTAGGTTATTTTCATTATTCAGCAAAGGTTTTTATTTTGAATAATCGCTATCAAACTCGTAAAACAAATACAGCAAGTATTATTGGTGACAGTATTTCTACGTATCAAGGATATGTTCCTGAAGGAAATGCGGTTAATGGGAACTATATGGAAGCGTATAGACCTCCATACAGATGTTGGTGGTACGGTTTAACTCATAACCTATTTAACCTTGTTGTGAATGAATCTTGGGGTGGTAGACGGGTAACGAAAACCAGAAACGATGATAACGCAAGTTGGGCATTACATCGTGTAGCAAGTTTAGAAAAAGACGGAATTAAACCAGATGTTGTCTTTGTTGAGCTCGGTATGAATGATTTATTAGGTAATATTGCAATTGGTAATTATGACGGTGTAATTGATCCTAACGATGATCTAACATTTGCAAATTGTTATGCTAGGTTGGTAGATGGAATTCAAAAAGCGTATCCAGAAACAAGGATCTATTGTCTAACAATCCCTTTTGCGAAAGGTAAAACCTATTTAGACCACAAGAAGTATAACGATGCTATTAAAATGATAGCTGATCAATATTACGCTACAGTTATTGACGTTACGAATATCGGTGTGAATGAGTCGAACTACGCAAAATATACTTTCGATGGAGTCCATCCGAATGATGCAGGGATGAACTTGATAACTGGTCGCGTGTATAATACTGTTCGTGAAAACACTTTGGAATAGAAAGTTGAGGTGATACATTGCGACATATAAGAGTTTTTGATGTTAATATGAATTTAATGGCTATCTTAGAAAATGCCTATATGATTGGATATGTAAAAGAGACTAATAATTTGTGGACGTGTTCCTTTTCACTACCTCTTAATGATCCGAAACGTTTAGAAATTACAGCGAAGCGGTTCATTGAGCTATACGACCATGATAAATATATTGGTAAATTTATAGTTAATCCTAAAAAGACGGTCAAAAACGAAAGTGACCAGAGCATAACATACAATTGCGAGCACGTTTGGAGTACTTTACACTCAGACGTGCTTTTTCGTTACCATCAATTAACTAACTGGACCACAAGGGATGTTCTTCAATATCTTATCAATCAGCAAGAAACGAAACATTGGAAGCTTGGAACGGTTGAATTCACACGATATTTTCATTATGCATGGGAAAATGAAGATTCTCTTTTAAACGCGCTTGTAAGTGTACCTAAGCCATTTAATGAATCATATTTGTGGACGTGGGACGATACTAACTATCCTTTTACTCTTAATCTAGTTCGCGCAACAGATGAAAAAGTTGATGTTATTCGATATGGGAAGAATTTAAAAGGTATTGAGAAGGATGAAGACCCAACGGGATTAATCACACGTATTTATCCACTTGGATATGGTGAAGGTGTGAACCAACTTGGTATTGAGAAAGTAAATGGCGGTGTGCCATATTTGCAAGCAGAACAATCTATTATTGATCAATACGGCATCCACAAAAGAATATGGGCTGACAGAAGGTTTGAAGATGCAGAATCCCTTAAAGCTTCTGGTGGTGGTCTTTTAGCACAATATAAGAAACCAATAACAACTGTATCTGTGGATTGCATAGATTATGAGCTTATTGATCCTTATAAACTTGTAAAATATGATATTTCAAAAATAGTAGGTGTGTATGACCAGGATACAGACACAAATGATGATTTACGTATCATGAAAATAACAAAGGCTGATATTTACGGTGATCCATCTAATATACAATTTGAAATCGGAAATGTTCGTGATGATATTGGAACGACAATTACCGATTTGCAGAAAAAACAGTTGGTTAACGACACATATTCTCAAGGTAGCACCAACATTGATAGTCGAGATTATCAAGACAACTGTGACCCCGAGCATCCAGCGGTCATAAGGTTTCAAATACCAAACGATGTTATGAACGTAAATGAGTTAATACTCACGTTTGAAACGTTAAGATTTAGAGCATATGAACGCGCCATTAAAGGCGGAGGGGCCGTTGTTGCTTCAACTTCAGCTGGTGGCGCAAACGTCGGTTCAACTAGTTCTGGTGGTGCAACTGTAGGTTCCACAAGTTCAGGAGGAGCAACAGTTAGCTCAACAAGTGCTGGCGGTGGTACGGTGAGAGCATCAAGTGGTGGAGGAGATCATGTTCATAAGATGTTTCATGGTGGTGGAATTATGCCTGCTGAACCAACAACTATAGGATTGTATACAGCTTTTTCTGATCCTGGGAGAAATACAGCGGCTTCATTTTATGCAAAAGGAACGGGATCTAGTTTCTATACACACGGTTCTAGCGGGGAACATACACATAATATTACATTGCCAGACCATAGTCATAGTATCAGTATACCGAATCATAGCCATAGCATTAGCATTCCAAACCATACACATGATATCAGCATTCCAAATCATAAGCACGATATTACATTGCCAGACCATACACATGAAATTGAGTACGGTATCTTCGAATTTAACGAGACACCATCAAATATAACAATAACAGTGGATGGTAATGTAGTTCCTTTCACCTCAACAAGTGGACAAGATATTGATTTAGAACCATATATAGCGAAGGGTTCCGATGGTAAATTTCAACGTGGGCGTTATGTTGAAATTAAAATTACGCCTAATAAGTTAGCAAGAATTAACGCGACTGTTACAGGTCGTCTTTTTATTCAGAGCCGGAAGGGTGGAACTTTTTAATATGAATAAATTAAGAGAATGGTTAATTAAGAAATTAGTTGGTAATAAGCCTGTAGTTATGAACGTTACGATTGTGCTAGCTGAACCTTTATTAGCATCTGAGCCTACTGGGATTTACGAACAGTGCAATATTACTTATTCTGAAAAATTACAGAAGGAGATGGAATAGTATGCAAACAATTGAAATCCATACACAAGGCGGACTAAAACATAAAGTGCAAACTGAAGTATATGATGCAGAAATATTGAATACGAAACTAAATGACAACGATTTAATCACGGTATTGATCGGCGATTTTATTATTCAACGAATCGATGTAAAACGTATTCTTCCGGTTAATTTACCTGTAACAGAAGGCACAGCAAAATTAGAAGTCCACACAAATAGTGGTAAAGCCATTGAAATCGTAACAAATGATTATGATCCAATCTATCTAAATGAACAATTAAACAATAATAATACAATTACAGTAGTAATTGGCGACTACATCTTTTCTCGAATTGATGTGAAGCAAGTTGTTCCTGTGAAAGAAGAACCTATTGTGGAAGAAGAAACTACAGAGCAGCCATAAGCTGGTCTTTTTTTATTGCCTAAAAAGGGGTGGACAAAGTGGAAGGATTACAAGAAGTAAGAAGCGATGTTCAAGAAATTAAGCAAGATATCAAGGATATTCGTTTAGAAATTAAAACTTTAGAGATGCGAACAACAGGTAACGAAAAAGACATTATCAATATCAATAAACAGTTAGATAAAATTAGCGCCAATACTACCTGGATTTTACGCCTTATTGTTGGTGGTATTATAGGCGCAGCGCTCACTTTCTTAATGAAAGGAGGTGGTATGTAATGTTTGAAATTACTGTAATGATTGGAATTGTAATTGGTTTTTCACAGATTGTAAAAACAATTGGATTACAAACAAAATACGTTCCGTTATTAAATTTAACGCTTGGCATTGTGCTAGGCGTTTTATTTTTGGGCGGAGATATAAAAACAAATGTATTTCAAGGGATCATCATTGGACTTTCAGCAAGTGGATTATTTGACCACACAAAAATTATAAAAAAGGATGTTGATAATAAATGAAAAAAACAATGAAACTAGCTTCCTCTGTATTTATGACTTTATTGCTCCTGTTTAACTTCACAACAGGGGCTTTTGCTGATAGAACACTTATTATCGATGATTTGCCTAAGGTGCCATACCGTTATGGCGTAGGAGCTTATGAGGGCGTTGTAGCACATAGCACAGCAACTCCAGAAGCACCAGCTATTAATATTCAAAAGTATGAGTCTCGTACATGGCGCAATGCATTCGTTCACTATGCAGTAGACTGGGATGAAACGATTCAAATCGCTGATACTAAATACATTGCTTATGGCGGGGGCCCAGGTGCAAACAAACGCTTTGTACACGTAGAGCTTTGCGAAACAGCGGACTACGACAAATTCAAACGCAGCTATGATAAATATGTAAAGCTACTTGCTAAAATCTTGCGTGACCGTGGATTAGCTGTAGAAAAAGGATTATGGACTCACTATGATGTTACGAAGTACCTTGGCGGTACAGACCACGAAGATCCACTTGATTACTTAAAATCTCATGGCGTTTCAGAAGCTCAATTTAGAGCAGATGTACAACGAGCATACAATAATTCTAGTGTGGATGTTTCTGTTCCTGAGAAGCCATCTAAACCAGCGGAAGTACCGACAGCAGTAACAGATGGGATTGCTTATATTGAAGGCTACAACGTTAATTTACGCAAAGGACCTGGCACAAGTTATTCTAAGATTCGTCAACTAAACAAACCAGAATCTTATATTGTGTGGGCGGAAAAGGATGGTTGGTTAAATCTTGGTGGAGATCAGTGGATTAAGAACGATCCATCTTATGTAAAGTTTAGTAAGAAGAGTACAGTGGATTCATCTATTGTAGGGAAACGTGTTGTGTCTAAAGTTAACAATCTACGTTTCTATGATGCTCCATCTTGGCAGGATAAAGATGTTGCTGGTTCTGTAGATGCAGGTTTAGGGTTTACTATTGATGCAAGTGTGAATGGTTCACCGCAATACAAAGTACACAACAGCAAAGGTAAAACATACTATATAACTTCAAATGAAGCCTATGTATATGTGAAATAACAAAAAAACCGACTCTGTAATAGGAGTCGGTTTTTTTCATTATCATAATAATTGTTTTGCTCTTTCATATATATCAACAACACCGTGAACAGACTCCCGTTCACTTTCAATTGTTTCAAAATCTACTCTAACTTCATCATATAATTCCAAGAGATCGTAGTTGTTCTTTTGTTTACCCTTAAATGATTCTTTTACTTCGGATAGAATCTTTCTAATCTCATTTTTATAAAACTCTTCTGTTTGCTTCGCTTCAATCAT